AGACCTTTGGTTTTCCAGTTTACTAATTGTTCTTCTGTGTTCGTCTATTAGTACTTTGATTTCCTTTTCAGTAAGAGTATTAGACATACAATCACCTTGACTTTAATTTTCAGATGGCATGAAGTTTCCGACGACTTTTCCGATGATGCGTGGGTCTTCATCAAATGGTGCGAATTTATCTTTATATTTTGGATTAAGGGAGACTAAACGCAATCCATCAGGTTCACGATAAACCTTTTTAATATATGTTTGACCGTCCCAATCAACAGCATAAACCGCTCCGTCATAATCAAAACCAGTCTCTTTTATGAGAACAACCTCTCCGTTCTGGAATTTAGGTTCCATGGAATCTCCGAAAACCCAAGATGCGAAATCATGGTCCAGGTCTTTATCGTAAAAAACAGTGTCATAGTTGCCGTCGTTGAAGTATGAGAAACCAGTACCAGCTGATAGTTTTTCATACACCTTATATTCAAATAGATCTTCCTCTAGTGAAATAACTTTATTAGATTGCTCTCGTAATTGAATTTCAGTGAAATCCAAAACTTTTTGTTTTCTGGGAGCAGTCAGCTTAACAGCTTTTTCAGTTATTCTTTGAACAAGAGGAGAAGTAGGGATTTTTACTTCTTTTTCTTCTTGAGTCTTATCTTCTATCAAGTCTGATTTATTAACTCCAAAATAGTCCGCAAGTAATTCGATTTTTCCTATCCGAGGATAAGTTATACCCTTTAACCAATCTCTTACAGTAGTGTATTTTAATCCTAAATCAGAACAAAGTTTATTTCTATCAACATCTCTGCTCCTCATTAACTTTTCCAAGTTCGCAGAGAAAATTTCTTTACTTTTATTATTGCTCATCTGTACCACTCCTTTATATAGTATATATTACGGCAAAAACGCAAAAAAGTAAAGAAAAAAATAAAAAAATACGGTAAAAACGCAAAAAACACTTGACATTGCGGTTTAACCGCATTATAATAGAATCATAGTTGAGTCACTCAATTATAAAAAATGTAGAAAGGACTGTAAGATGCAGAAAATGACTCTTAAAACATTGAGAACTCTAAAAAATTGGAGACAAGCGGATGCCGCCGAGGCTATTGATGTCTCTGTTGATACTTGGGGAAATTGGGAGCGCGGAAAAACAGAACCTACTGTAACCCAAGCTTATCAAATCGCTACTACTTTTGGTGTGTCTATTGATGACATTATTTTTTTACACAACATTGCGGTTTAACCGTAATAGGAAAGGAGCACTATGAACAACGCAATTAAACGATTGGTAGTTGGCAGTTAGGTGCTGGAGTAGGAGGGTAAGACGAAAGAAAAGAAACAAAAAGCACCTGACAGCAATCAGGCGCATACTTAAATAATTAAAACCATTATATCACAAAAATGCTTGCCCGCATAGTTGAGAGGATGTAGAAAATGGAAGGGATAACGTTACAATTACGATTGGACGGCGAAAGTGCTGAATTGTTCACGAATCAATTATTGGCCTTTGCTGAAAAGCAGGTCAAGGAGCAGTTAGAGAATGATCGTATGCCAATCAATCAACAGGCTTTGATGAAGAAGTTTGGCTTTACTCATGGCTATATTAAGAAGTTAGAACGTAAAGGATTAAGATTTCGTAAGCAAGGGAAAGATATTATGTACGATATCAATGATGTTTATGAGATTTTAGAGTTAGAAAAACAAGTACGAAAATTAAGAGCGTAAGGAGAACAAAATGACAGAACCAACTTTATCAAGCCAATTGCTTGGCTTGGCAGTGATTTTCATTGGGATGTTTATCCTAATGGTGCTTACGGCTAAAAATGAAAAATCGGATAAGCAAAATGTGGTGGTCATCATTGAAAAAACAGAAGATTTCGGAGAAGTTGCCCGAAGAAACTTGAAAAATAGTGACAGGAGATTCACCTATGACACTCAGCCGCCTGTAGGCCTCGCTTCATCGATTGAGGATGTGCCTCATAGTTTTAGAGAATGCATCGAAGATTATGACAGGTTAGCCAGTGACTACCAGGAAGAAGCAAGTAACAATGATCTTCTAATAAAGCAAAATGCGAATCTTCTAGAAGAAAATGGGCGTTTGCTTTATCAGGAAATGACCATGGATTTCCGTCAGAATCCAAGAAAATGGAGGGCAAAGACATGAGTGTTAGTCGCAGTATGAATGAGTTAGAAATTCGTGTCTTAAACATGATTATCAATTGTGCGACCTTCGACTTGCCAATCCAAGCCAGTGAAATCCGCTTAGAAACTGGATTGTCGAAGCGTAAGCTGGAAGAGGTCATTGAAAGCCTGCGTGTGAATTTTGGCCATCCAATCGTAGCTAAGAAGATGAAGCCAAACGGATATTACTTGCCTCGTAGCGAGGAAGAGCGACAAGCTGGCCTTGCTCCCTATCGTCGTCAAATTTTGACGGAGCAAAAGAATCTTGCTGCGGTGATGAATGTTGATCTTGTGAAATATTGGGGGAATAGCGCATGAGTGAAATTAAATGGATTAAGATTACGACTGACATTTTTGACGATGAAAAAATACGTCTTATTGATGCACTACCAGATCATGATGCAATTTTAGTTATTTGGTTTAAAATCTTAGCTCTTGCTGGCAAACATAATCGCAACGGACTTTTGATGATGTCAGATAAAGTTCATTACACTGATGAGATGCTTGCAACAATCTTTCAAAGGCCTCTGAATAGTGTAAGAATGGCTCTAGGGGTGTTTGAGCAGTTCGGAATGATTGAGATAATCGATGGCGTCATTACTTTGCCAAATTGGGAAAAACACCAAAATATTGATGGCATGGAAAGAATCAAGGAACAAACACGGAATCGTGTAGCAAGACACCGTGAAAAGCAGAAAAGTCTTGCACTAGGTAACGTTACATGTAACGTTACAGTAACGGACGGTAACGCACTAGAAGAAGAAGCAGAAGGAGATAAGACTAAGATTAAGACTAGATTAGATGAAGATAAGAATATAACTACTACTAGTAGTAGCGAAAACATCCTTGAATTATTCCAATCTGAGTTTCGTAGATTACTATCAGGTTTTGAGATTGAGGAAATCAATCATCTGCTAAAGGAAAATGATGCTGAGCTAGTTAAAGAAGCATTGAAGACAGCTATTAATTTAGGTAAACCAAACATCAAATATATCGGTGGCATTTTAAGAAATTGGCAGATAAACCAGGTTACTACAGTTGAACAAGTTCGACAATCAGAAAAACAATACAAGGAGAAAAAATCAGAACAGGGGGCTAAGGACGAATGGGGATTTTAGAAGTTATCAAGCAATTTGAAGATGAATTTTATCCTATTAGCGAAGAAAAGAAGTCACTGCTTGCAAAACAACCTCTCCCTACAGTCATAGACTGCTTATCAGATATGGCCAGCTGGCAGGCTTGTGGAGGTAAGGTGTCATGGTAACTAATGCACTGGAAGAAACGGCTTTATCCTATCTGAGAAACACTGAACAGCAGGATGAAATTTGCGAAAAGCATGGGATTCCCTTGATCAAAATTCTCCGGACAAATGATGTACTTTGTCGCTTATGTGAATCGGAACGGATCCATGCAGAGAATCAAATAAAGGTCAATGAGTTGGCTGATGCTGAGCATGAACGAGAGCGGAAGTTCTATCTTGAGAGATTCTCTCTCTATGATGACGTTCTGAAGAACGCTACTCTCGACAACTTCGACACTCCGACTGAAAAAGAAGCGGAAAAGCTAGCTTTTGCAAATAGGATTTGCCAGGAGTGGTCTGAAGGGGCCAGAAATAATGTTGTTCTTCAGGGAGAAGCTGGAACGGGTAAAAGCCATCTTGCTTTTGCGATGATGAAATATTTATCAGAGACTACAAAAGAAATTGCTATCTTTATCAATGTCACTGACTTACTGATGAAAATCAAGGCGGACTTTAGTCAGGAAGAGTTCCTGGTCAATAAAATCGCTAGTGCAAAGTTTTTGGTCTTGGATGATCTTGGTATGGAGAAGGACAGTGAGTGGTCCTTCAGTATTCTTTACAACATTCTCAACAAAAGGGGCAATACGGTTATCACGACTAATCTGACTGCACTAGAAATTCAGAAACGCTACGGTCGGCCGTTCATGAGTCGATTAATGAAGGGCGTAGACAATAGTCATTTGATGGTTTTTAATGACTTGAAAAACAAAAGGAAAGATTACTTTTAGAAAGGTGAGGGATGAAAGACATACGAATACTAGATGCGTGCTGTGGGTCTAGGATGTTCTGGTTTGATAAACAAGAGCCACATACGACATACATGGACAGACGTGAAGAAGAATTTGAAATTCACAAAAAGAAAATCAATGTCAAGCCAGACATTGTTGCAGATTTTCGAGATATGCCATTTGATGATGAAACATTTAACCTTGTTGTATTTGATCCACCACACCTGCTATGGGCTGGTCAGAAATCATTCATGCGTGCGCAATATGGACAACTAGACTTGTTGACTTGGAGATTAGACTTGCAGCAAGGTTTTGAAGAGTGTTTTAGGGTTTTGAAAACAGGTGGAACACTTATTTTTAAATGGTCTGATGCTCAAGTAAATGTTAAGGAAATTTTGGAATTGGTTCCGCATCAACCACTTTTCGGCCAGCAACGTGGGACGACTCATTGGATGGCTTTTATGAAATTTTAGGAGGTATTGATGTTAAATCTTTATTTCGTCTACAACGGGCACTGCAAGTTTTTTCTTGGAAGTTTTAACAATGTGGATGAACTTATCGAACGGATGAAAGACCATCAGTGGGCTTTCTCAGGTATTACTAGACCAAAATTCAAAAAACACATCGGAAAAGATGATGTACGTTTTGATTACGGTGCGATAGATTGCTATTACTTAGCGACAAAATCAACGTGCCGCGAATCACGTTAAAAGCGAGCTAGAATATGCGTCAGACTTGGACGAATGACGTATAAAGAATTTGCTAGCTCTTGTGTCTTTGAGCCATGAGGGACAAGAGCTGGATTTTTAGAAAATAAGTTGGAGTTAGTGAAGATGATTGAAGATTTAAAGAAAAAAGTTAATGGAGTATACGGCTGGTCTATAGAAAACGGGAAGCCGAAACCTCCCAAGCAAGATTTACCACAAGCAGTGAAAGACCGGGCAGACTATTTCTGGGAAATGGCAGAAGATGGCATGACGTTTATGGGAGTGATAGAATGTATCTTCGCTGATGAAAAACCTACAGACTATGATTTGGGTGCTACTAAGGATTGGTTGCCAAAATCTAAGGAGTTTGATGATTGGGTCGGCTATTCACCAGGCATGTCTCAGTTAGTTATTGCAGTTTATTTAATCTATGGAGGAAGCAAAAATGAATAAGCAGGAATTGATTAAAGAGTTTAAAAAAATTGGTATTTACAATTTGAACATTTTTGGTAGTGAAATTGAAGGTATTCCGATCAAAAGTGCAATTGCCCTAATCGAACAACTAGACGAACCACAGAAAGTCACAATCCCGCAGTTTGTTGCGGATTATATAGAGTTTAAAAAGGCAAACAATTTTCATGTTTATGGGGCGATGAGAGTGATTGAAGATCATTACGATAAGAGAGTCCCTGAGTGGTTTTACGAAGGCAATATCGAAAAATTCTGTCTTGCATGGATTCTAGGCTATGATGTCGAGAAAGAGAGGAGATATATTGTAACTCTGAAATCAAGTGGACAAAAGTTGTACTATCACACTAAAGATGAGGATTATATTTTCTCTAGCTATGATGAAGTATTCTATTCAGGATATCATACTAAAACCGATCTAGAAGAAAATGACATGAGTTGGGTGTTTGATTGTCCTGGTATGGAAATTCAAGAGGTTGAGTGATGGAACGCTCTGAACAATACCCATCTAGATACTTCATTCCTGAACTAATTGAAGATGAAGATATTATTTTTAACAAAGATAGCGAATATCACAAGCAGAAGAAAAAAGAAAAGAAAAATCCTATTTTCAAAAGAAATAAGCC